AGAACGGAACTTCTTAATCGCCTTGGCATTGAGGAAGCAACCTTGGCTAGCAACGACAAATTTGCTAGCGTGTTATCAGGAATGGGTATTGCACCCCCTAAAAAAATCAGTAAGACAACGGGTAAAGAAGCACTTGCGCTTGCAAAGAATGATGCTCACTTCCAAGCGCTACTCAACTCCGACAACGAAGATGTGGCGCTACTATGCGAGGCAAGGCTTGCCGTTAAGTCCACGCTTGAGAGAACCCGGGCGCAACGCTTCCTTGACATTTCAGAGCGAGGTAGGCTTCCGGTTCCCCTTAATTATTACGGGGCGCACACAGGTCGCTGGTCGGCGTCGAAAGGCTCTGGTCTTAACTTACAGAATCTTAAGCGCGGTTCATTCCTTCGCAAGTCGATACAAGCACCAGCAGGGTATTCGCTCGTTGTCTGTGATTTGGCCCAAATAGAACCAAGGGTGCTGGCATGGATGTGCGATTACACAGACTTGTTAGAGATATTCGCATCGGGTAAAGATGCCTACGCTCAGTTCGGCGCGCAGATGTTTGGCATACCGGGGCTAAGCAAAGATTTACACCCTGACCTACGGCAGTCTGCCAAGTCTGCGCTGTTGGGCTGTGGCTATGGGTTAGGGTGGGCATCATTTGCGGCACAGTTATTGACGGGCTTTCTTGGCGCACCGCCAACTAGGTACGACAAAGCCTTTGCCAAACAGCTTGGTGTAGGTGCAGAGTTTGTTAACGAGTTCATCTCATATCAACCTTACATAGAACGCATGAAAGATATACCCCACACTTGCACCGAGCCTGAGTTGATTGTGCATTGTGTATCGGCTAAAAAGATTATTGATAAATATCGTGATGCAGCACAGCCTGTTAAAACATTCTGGGAGATGTGCGACGCGCTGATCAAGCGCAGTCTGGTTGAAGGCAAACCTTACACGCACAAATGCCTGACGTTTGAGAAAGAAAAAATTGTCTTGCCAAGCGGGTTGGCTTTGCGGTATCCTCAACTGTCGGGTGTGGCTGATGAAAAAGGCCGCATTCAATGGACGTACGGGGACGATAAAAAGAAACTGTACGGTGGCAAACTGACTGAAAACATCGTTCAGGCAGTAGCTAGGTGCGTCATGACGGACGGCATGTTACGCATACAAAAGCAGTACCCATGTGTTTTAACCGTTCACGATGAGGTTGTTGCGCTAGTCCCTGAGTCCGAAGCAGACGATGCTGAAAACTGGGTCTTGGCGCAGATGACTATGGTTCCCAAGTACATGCCGGGGATTCCATTAGGTGCAGAAGCAGGGCATGCGAAACGATACGGAGATGCAAAGTGAAGATACCTAAAAGTATTAAGGTTGGTAAAAAGAAATACACAATTAAACAAACTCCAAAGATGTCTATTAAAGGCGTAATGGGAGCGATAAACTACAAAGAAGATCAGATTCTTATAGCAACACACAGCAACGTACGTGGTGTAAGATTCAAACGTGAAGAAATTTATGATACGTTCTGGCACGAACTAACCCACGCCATACTGAAAGACATGAACACTGACTTAGAATCTAACGAGTATTTTGTTAATAACTTTTCAGAGCGGCTCACCAAAGCAATCTTATCTGCGAGATTTAAATGACAGTTAAATGGTCACACTCAGGGCTAAAAGATTTTGAAGGTTGTGCCCGTAGGTATCACGAAGTCAAGGTTCTTAAGAAGCATCCGTTCCCTGACACCGAGCAGATACGTTATGGTAAACAGCTACACAAAGCAGCAGAAGATTACGTACGAGATAACGTACCGCTACCTGAACAGTTCTTGTTTGTTAAGCCAACCATTGACGCGTTGTTGACAAAGCCGGGGCGACGTTACCCCGAACTTGAGATGGCGCTGACTGAGAAGCTAAAGCCATGCGGGTTCAAAGATCCTGAAGTTTGGGTGCGTGGTATTGCGGACTTAGTCATTGTTGATGACGACAATCTGACCGCTTGGGTTGTGGACTACAAAACAGGTAACAACAAGTACCCTGATGTTGACCAATTAGAGTTGATGGAACTCATGGTGTTTGCACATTTCCCACACATACGGCAAGTTAACTCCGCGCTTCTGTTTGTGGTGAAAGAAACTATGGTCAAGCACAAGATGAGCGTTGAAGAAGCGGAAGCTGGTTGGTGGCGGTATCGTGAACGTGTATCAAAATTAGAGGCTTCATTTACCAATAACGTGTGGAACCCAACGCAGTCTGCGCTGTGTCCGTGGTGCCCCGTTAAATCGTGTGAGTTTCACCCCAAACATTAAGGACAAACTATGGGAACCCCAGCAAACAAACGTAACTACAAAAAAGAATACGCCGATTACCACGGCAAACCTGAGCAAGTCAAACAGCGTGCTGAACGTGTGAAAGCACAGCGCATGGTGGACAAAACAGGCAAAGACGAAAACGGTAATGGTAAAGCCGATGCGCGTGAAGGCAAAGACATTGACCATATCAAGCCCATTCGTAAGGGTGGCAAGACCGTTAAAGGTAACTTGCGTATTCGTAGTATTAAATCAAACAGGGGGGATACGAGGTGATCAAATTAGAACCACAAGAATTGGCTGAATTGTGGTACTTGAAATACGGACATCAATGGCAAACAAAAAGTCTACTAGACGATGATTGGAAAAGTATTGCCCGTGTTCTTATGAAAAATAATCTGGCAGATTACACACTACACAACAGGCCAGACAAAGAAGGTGTTACAGAAATTATAAAACTAAAGGAGCCGCGTGCTTAATCATGCAGATAATTGAAAACAAAGCTTTAGTGTTGCGAACGCGCAACCCAGACAAGTACAACATAATCCCCAAGAGCAAGGTGTTGGGTGAATTAAACGGTATCTACGAAGTAGCAGTTAAGTGGGGATTAGATGAAGTTAGAGTGCTCAGGAATCTTGGCGTCAAGAATGTGCCGTCACCCATCACAGCGAAATACGATTGGCCCGGCAGGTTTAAGCCCATGGCACATCAAATTGAGACGGCATCATTCCTCACGCTACATCGTCGTGCGTTCGTATTTTCAGAACCCGGAACGGGCAAAACACTTTCGGCGCTATGGGCTGCTGATTATTTAATGAGGACAAGACAGGTCAGGCGTTGCCTGATTCTGTGTCCCATATCAATCATGCACTCCGCTTGGATCGCGGACTTACAGAACAGCATCATTCACCGCTCCGCGATTATTGCGCACCATCAGCAAGCAACAAGGCGCATTGAGATGGTTCAGGGCGACTACGAATTTGTTGTAACCAACTACGACGGTCTTAATCTTATAGCCGACGAGGTTGTAAACGATGGGCGCTTTGATCTGATCATCGCAGACGAAGCCAACGCATATAAAAATGTCAGTACTAAACGCTGGAAAGCCCTGCATAAAATAGTTAATCCAAACACGTTGCTGTGGATGATGACGGGTACACCAGCCTCTCAGTCCCCGCTCGATGCCTATGGGCTTGCCAAACTTGTGAACCCAACAGGTGTGCCTAAATTCTTTACAGCTTGGCGTGACACTACCATGAACAAGCTGACGATGTTTAAGTGGGTGCCAAAGAGCGACGCACAAGATAAGATCCACATCGCCCTACAACCGGCAATACGCTTTACAAAAGCACAATGCCTTGACTTGCCCCCCGTCATTACGGAAACACGAGAGGTTCCTTTAACGCCACAGCAGAAGAAGTACTACAACATGTTGAAGGAGCAGATGCTGGTCCGCGCATCAGGGGAAACCATTACTGCCGTCAATGCCGCAGGCGAAGTCAATAAGTTGTTGCAGATAAGTGCCGGGGCGGCTTATACGGACAACGCAGAGGTAGTAGAATTCGACTGCACGCCAAGACTCTCCGTGCTCATGGAAGCGCTGGAGGAGACGGATCGCAAGGTCTTGGTATTTGCCCCTTACCGGCACAGCATCGACACGATCTCGGCCTTTCTAACCAGCAATAACGTGGATAACGCGCAGATTCATGGCGATGTATCCCCCAACAAACGAACCAAAATCTTCAAGCAGTTCCAAGAAGAAGCGAGTCCTCGCGTACTTGTAATTCAGCCGCAGGCCGCATCACACGGGGTAACTCTTACCGCCGCTGACACCGTCATCTTTTGGGGTCCGGTTATGTCTACGGAAACATATATCCAATGTTGCGCACGCTCAGACCGCAAGGGGCAAGACAGCGATAAGGTAACAGTTATACATATTCAAGGTAGTGACATCGAACGCAAGATGTTTAAACGCTTGGCTGAACGCGTTGAAGATAACAACTTGCTCGTAAAACTTTATGAGGAGGTACTTGACACAAAGTAAAATATTGGACAGAATTGTCAAAACTATAAAAGGAGCATAACCATGTCAGAAGAAGTAATACCCTTGGATAAACTTGCACGGGTTTATCGCAAGATCCGCGATAGAGTGCAAAAGCTGTCGCAAGAGTACGAGACGCAAATCGAAGAACTCAAGGCACAGCAACAGGAAATATCGAGCGCAATTAAAGACCACATGATGTCTTCAGGTCTTAAGAGTGTTCGCACAGACGAAGGCACGATCATTCTAGGTACCAAGACACGGTACACAACGCATGATTGGGACTCGTTCAAGCAGTTCGTTCTTGAGCATGAGGTTCTTGATTTGTTTGAGAGACGTATTGCTCAAGGCAACATGAAGCAGTTCTTGGAAGAAAATCCAACCCTTGTCCCCCCGGGACTCAACTCGGACAGTGAGTACACAATCACCGTCCGCAAACCAACGAAGTGAAGGAGAAGTACATGAGTAATGTAGTCGCATTTAACCCATCGCAAGTCCCAGCCTTTGCGAAAACGGGCGAATTATCCGCGCTGGCTAAATCCCTTGCCGGTGGTGGCGGTGGTCAGTCCGGTAAGCGCGTATCAATAAAAGGTGGTGTATTTCGTTTGATCTCCGATGGCAAAGAGGTAGCCGCTATCGAAGAGCGGTATCTTGATGTAGTGATTGTTAGTGCCGCCGCTAAGATCTCGCGTACTTTCTATGACGCGGCGTATGACCCTGAAAACCCAGCACCCCCTGCTTGTTGGTCGGCTGATGGCGATAAGCCTGACGCTTCGGTAAAAGACCCACAGTCTGGTACGTGTGCGTCTTGCCCACAAAACATTAAGGGTTCAGGTAATGGTGAAGCCCGTGCCTGCCGGTTCTCGCAACGCTTAGCGGTTGTGTTAGCCAATGACATGGAGGGCGATGTCCTGCAGTTGACGCTCCCTGCTACTAGCATCTTTGGTAAAGAGGATGGTGAGAACCGCCCGTTGCAAGCGTACGCACGGTGGCTAGCGGCTCAAAGTGTGGGGCCTGATATGGTCGTGACCCGCATGAAGTTCGACACAAAGGCGCAGTCCCCCAAGCTGTTCTTTAAGCCTATGCGCTGGCTGACGGATGACGAGCATGAAATCTGTGTCAAGAAAGGGCAGTCGTCTGAGGCAATTAAAGCCATCACCATGACCGTGGCGCAAGCCGATAAGGTGGTGGGTAAGCCGATCAGTCTTGAAGGTAAGGCACCTGCGGCTAAGGCAAAGGCTAAGCCTAGTGTTGAGGAAGATGAAGAGGTTGATGAGCCTGAAGTCCGCAAGGAGAAAGAGGCACCAGCACCCAAGGCAAAAAGTAATTACGCCAAAGTAGTTGCAGACTGGGACACCGACGATTAACCTAAATATGGGGGAGCGCACGCTCCCCCTTGGACATCATGCCTTACTCTACAAAAATAATTGAAAAGATAAACGAAGCCCCCGAAGGTTTAGGAACACACCTTGGGCGTTGGGCGGTGCGTCGTGATGTATCTATGCAACGTATCTCTCAAATCGTTGGCGCTAGTCGCCAGACAATATACAACTGGTTCACCGGAACAACTGACGTAACCTCTGCTTATCAAGAGCGTGTTGCCATGGTTGTTGAGGTGCTTAAGAAAACAAAACAAACTGATGACGTATGGAGAGTGTTATGTACAACTTTCAACCACAAGCCCTGACTGACGAAGAACTTATCAAGTACTGTGATTTATGGCTTGACGAAGAAAGTCTGCCATTGAACGCTCAACGGGAACTGATCAAGCGTCTTGAGAAGTTGCTAGCCGAACGCAAACAAGTAAAACAATAACCAAAGGGGGTTCTATGCAACCGCTTGAATTTCTAGCGGCTGTTCTTCCTTCCTCTGGACTTTATTGCGCTGCTGAATTTGATTCACGGCGGAAGGAACATGTGTTTGTTGACACGCTAGAGGATCTGCTTGCCTCCGCTATGCGGATGAGCGGGGACGGTCTAAACGCGTACTTTGGATTGAGTAACTTCTCTACACAAAGACGTTTAGCTGAGAATGCCAAACAAGTTAAGTCCTTGTTCATGGACTTGGATGTAGGCAAAGATCCTGAGAAGTCATACGCATCTAAAAAGCACGCGCAAGAAGCGTTCGAGAAGTTCATGCTCGGTACGGACATGGCTTCGCTCGGACAACCGTTTGTCGTATCTTCGGGTAACGGCTTCCATATCTACTGGCCTCTGACTGAGGACACAGACGTAACAACTTGGAAACCGGTGGCTGAGAACTTCAAGCGTCTGTGTCAGCAAGAGGGGCTGAAGATTGACTTTACTGTGTCGGCTGATGCCTCACGGGTACTACGCGTACCTACGACAATCAACTATAAAAGTCAGGACAACAAAACTGTAAAGGTGTTAATAGAAGCATCGCGTAACTACACCCTTGATGAATTGGACAGTTTTATCAAGTCCAAACTCAAAGTAAAAACTTACGAGGACACGCTTCTTAATCTGCCGGGGCAAAAGCCCAAATCCCCTATCAACAAAACAGCCCTAAAGCTTTTTGAAAA